ATAAGCCAGAACTTCGAGAACATATGCCACCTTATGTTAAAATAAAGTTTTTATATGGACATATATTAGAGGCTTTACTTTTACTGCTTACTAAAACATCCGGACATACAGTTACAGACTCTCAGAAAACTTTAGAACTTGATGGGGTTAAAGGACATCAAGATGCGGTTATCGATGGTTGGGTTGTTGATGTAAAGTCAGCTTCATCATTTGGTTTTAAAAAGTTTAAACAAAACGACCTAACAAAAGAAACAGATGCTTTTGGGTATTTAGCTCAAATAGCGGCATACGGAGAAGCAAATAAAAACGACAAGCTTGCTTTTTTAGCTATTGATAAAACAAGCGGAGCTTTAGCTTTGTGTGTTCCAGATAAAAAAGAAATACCAAACGCACGAAAAAGAATTAAAGAATTAAAAAATGATTTACAAGATAAAAACAATCCTCCTGAAAGATGTTATGAGGATGAGCCGGATGGGATGTCTGGTAATAGAAAATTAAGTATTGGTTGTTCTTACTGTTCTTATAAAATAGAATGTTGGAAGCATACAAACGATGGACAAGGTCTGAGAAAGTTTATCTATAGCAAAGGACCAAGATGGTTAACTACTGTTGAAAACGAACCTAAAGTTAATGAGGACTTACCCTAAAATGAATGAGCTTAGAAAATCAAACGGCTTTTATAGGTCGGGTTTTGAGGCTGCTGTTTGTGGTAAATTGGACGAGGACAAAGTAAAATATGAATATGAGAGTTTAGTAATACCTTATACACAACCAGAATTAAAACGAACTTATACACCTGATATTATTTTAACAAACGGTTTAATAATTGAATTAAAAGGACAGCTTACTAAAGAAGATAGGCAAAAACATTTATTAATTAAAAAACAACGACCAGACTTGGATATAAGATTTGTTTTACAAAATCATAAAGTAAAACTTTACAAAAGTAGTAAAACTACTTATGGTAATTGGCTAACGAAGAATAATTTTAAATGGGCCGGTAGGTTTATACCGGTGGAATGGATAGATGAGCGAGCAAAAGAAATCAACACAACAGACTTATTCGTCAAATCAAGGGAGAACCCGGATCACTTTAGACCCTACACACGGTACAGCGAACGGGGAAAGTAAAGAAGGGGAAGGGGAGCGAACAATGTTTAGAGCCGTAGTATATCAAGCATTACTTGATGCAAGTCATCTAGAGCCGACCTCTAAAGAATTTATACAAGTTAAAGAAGAAGCCGTGCGGTGGTTTAGCAAAACAACCGGAGTAACTGCTTCTTGGTTTGTTGACGTGTGCGATCTTGCCGGTCTTAATTATCAGCAAGTAAGAACTTTTGCTAGGAAACTTATTGTGGATCCAGAAAACACAGAGTTTCAAAGAAAAAGATTAAACGTATTATTAAACATGAAAACAGTAGACGAGGTAATCGATGACTAATGACCCAGTAAACAGCCCAACTCATTATAAATATAATGATAAAGGCATTGAATGTATTGAAGCTATTGAAGCCGCTTTAACCAACACTGAATACGAAGGGTATTTACGTGGACAAATATTTAAATACACATGGAGATGTAACTACAAAGGTAAAAAACTTGAGGATTTACAAAAAGCTCAATGGTATTTAAATAGACTTGTTGAGTTAGTAAAGAATCGATGATAGAATCAGGGTTCCCGTTTTTAGAATTTTGTGCCGCTATAAGTGCTTGTTTGTCAGTGTACTTCTACGGTAACGGATCGCTTAAAGCACCTTGGGTTGGTCTTTGTGCTCAATCTTTTTGGTGGGTCTGGACTTGGGAAGAAGAACTATACGTAATGATGTTACTTAATTTTTTTATGACGGTAACTCATATTAGAAACATAATTGTAATGAAAAGGAGACGACATGACGACTAAACAACTTCCATCTGTATACCAACAATTTATTCACAAATCTCGATATGCCAGGTGGTTGCCTGAAGAAAATAGAAGAGAAGAATGGCATGAAACAGTTGCAAGATACTTTGATTTTTTTGAAGTACATCTTAAAAAAAAGTGTAGTTATATTCTTGACAAAAAGACTAGGGAATACCTGGAAAATAAAGTTTTAAATTTAGAAATTATGCCGTCAATGAGGGCTTTAATGACCGCCGGTCCAGCTTTGGAAAAGGAAAATATCGCAGGATATAATTGTTCCTATATACCTGTTGACCATCCAAAAGCTTTTGATGAAATACTATATGTTTTAATGTGTGGGACAGGAGTGGGGTTTAGTGTTGAAAAAAAGTACATTGAAAATTTACCTATTGTTGCTGATAATATGCATCCAACTGAAACTACTATTGTCGTTCGAGATTCTAAGCTCGGGTGGGCAAAAGCATTTCGGGAAATCCTTACATTATTATATGCCGGGCAAATACCCAAGTGGGATATCTCTAACATACGAGGAGCTGGAGAAAGGCTTCACACATTCGGTGGGCGAGCTTCTGGGCCAGCCCCTCTTATCGACCTCTTTAATTTCGCCACGGAGATGTTTACTAAAGCACAAGGACGACGACTCACTTCCCTTGAATGCCACGACTTGGTGTGTAAGGTCGGAGAAATCGTTGTTGTCGGAGGAGTAAGACGATCAGCTATGATTAGTCTCTCCGATTTAAATGACAGAGAAATGAGAGATGCTAAATCAGGAGAATGGTACCGTATCGAGAGTCAACGTGCCTTATCCAACAACTCTGCCGTCTATCAAAACAAACCAGAAAATATTGGTGTGTTTATGGAAGAGTGGCTATCTCTCTACAAATCAGGTAGTGGCGAACGAGGAATCTTCAATAGACAGGCTAGTAAAAAAGTTGCAGCCAGAAACAAACGACGAGATACTAATTTTGAGTTTGGAACCAATCCCTGTTCGGAGATAATTTTACGACCTCACCAAGTGTGCAACCTCAGTGAAATCGTAGTACGAAGTGATGATANTGAAGATACTTTAATAGATAAAGTAAAAGCCGCAACCATTCTTGGAACNATGCAAGCCACGTTAACTTCTTTTAAATATCTTCGTAAGTCTTGGATAGAGGCAACAGAGAAAGAAAGACTACTCGGTGTTTCTCTAACAGGAATTATGGATCATAAAATATTAAGTGGGGATATTTTTAATAAAGGAGTATTAAAAGATTTACTTATAAGAATGAAAGATGCATCGATTAAGGCAAATAAAGAGTGGGCCAAAAAGTTTAACATTAACCAATCAACAGCTATTACTTGTGTGAAACCGTCTGGCACAGTATCACAACTTGTAAATGCAGCTTCTGGCATTCATGCAAGACACAATGATTATTACATAAGAAGAGTTCGTGGAGATAAAAAAGATCCATTGACACAGTTCCTTATGTCCCAAAACATACCTACCGAAAGTTGTGTGATGAAACCAGATTCTACATCGGTGTTTAGTTTTGTAGAAAAAGCACCTGAAGGAAGCACAACGAGAAATTCAAGAACAGCTATTGAACAATTAGAACATTGGTTAATGTATGCCGAACACTGGTGCGAACATAAACCAAGTATAACCGTTTCGGTTAATGATGATGAGTGGCTTGGTGTAGCTGATTGGTGTTGGAGAAACTTTGAAGATTTAACNGGAGTGTCTTTCTTACCTAACTTTGGTCATGTTTATCAACAAGCACCTTATGAAGATATTGACAAGGANACATATAATAAGCTACAAAAGAATCAACCAAAGCAAATTAATTGGAAAGAGTTGATGACCTATGAAAAAGAAGACCACACTAAGTCATCTCAAACATTAGCTTGTACCGCAGGAGCTTGTGACGTAGTAGATGTATAAAACATACTTAACATTGCCAGAAGTTGTTCCAAAAAAACTATGCGACACTATGGTTGAAGAGTCACCATCATATGACGAGCAATTGGCTGGTGTTATGTGGAAGAAAGAGGCAGACCTAAAAAAAGATAGAAATTCTAAAGTTAGGTTTTATCCTTTAGATCATTGGATCGTTCCTAAACTCTGCGAAATTGCAGCAGAAATAAATAAAGAATATTATAATTTTGATATTTCTAATTTACAATGTCCTCAATTTGCCGAATATAAAAAAGGACAACACTACCAATGGCACAGAGATATTTATCCACCAGAATCTGATGGTCCTTATCCCGGATTAATAAGAAAACTATCGATGTGTATTCAGTTATCTAATTTTGAAGATTATAAGGGAGGTATCTTACAAATTAAAAACATGAATGGTAAAATAGAACCAATAGAAGGTTTTAAAAATAAAGGAGATGTAATTGTATTTCCTTCTTTTAATCTTCATAGAATAAAAGCAGTGACAGAAGGAA